GACCGCCTTCTGCGTGTCGCGACTCGCGACACCGCCTCGGTGCTCTTCGCCGCGCAGCACGGGTGGGCCTTCCCCGTCAGCCGCGAGTGGATCCAGAACGCGGACTCGATGGACCAGTTCGCTGCCGCTCAGTGGACCAAGGGCAGCCCCCGCCCCCGGCCGTACCCGCGCCCCTGGCCGGACGCCAACACCAACCGCCTCGGCAAGACCAACCTCGCCCCTGCAGAAGCGCGGGAGGTGCTGCGAAGAAACAGGGAAGGCCTGACCCATGTCGACTGAGTCCGCAATTGCCTACGTCTCCGTCGTCCCGCAGGCCAAGGGGGCCGGCCGGGCGATCGAGCGGGAGATCAACCCGCAGGCGCTCGGTACGTCGATCGGCAGCAAGATGTCGCCCGGCTTCCTCAAGTCGGTCGGGTCGATGGCCGTGAAGTCCACCGCGATCGTCGGTGCGGGCGTTACGGCCATCGGCGCGAGCATCGCTGCCGTCGCCGCGAAGAAGGGCATCGCCCGACTCCTCGACATCGACGACGCCAAGGGCAAGCTCGCCGGCCTCAAGACCTCCACCGAGGGCATCGCCAAGATCATGGACAGCGCCCTCGCGTCTGTGAAGGGCACCGCGTTTGGGCTCGGCGACGCCGCTGGTGTCGCCTCGAACGCCGTCGCCGCCGGCATTAAGCCCGGCCAGGCGCTCACGAAGTACCTCAAGCTCACCGCTGACGCAGCCACCATCGCGGGCACCTCGCTCGGCGAGATGGGCTCGATCATCAACAAGACCACCACCAGCGGCAAGGTCTACACCGACAACCTCAACCAGCTCGCCGACCGCGGCATCCCGATCTTCCAGTGGCTGCAGGACGAGTACAAGGTCTCCGCCGACGACCTGTCCGACATGGTCCGCAAGGGCGAGGTCGACGCGGCCACCTTCCGGAAGGTCATCGAGGAGAACATCGGCGGCGCGGCCCTCGCGTCCGGGAAGACCGTCCGCGGCGCGTGGGCGAACGTCGGAGCATCCCTCGGCCGTCTCGGCGCGATGTTCCTCTCCGGAGCCGTCGCTGGCGCTCCCACGCTCTTCACCTCCATCACAGGGGCAGTCGACCGCGGCACGGCAGCACTGCAGCCCTACGCGGACGTCCTCAACGAGAAGGTCTCGGCCGGGATGGCTGCCCTCGCCGGATGGATCGACCGCGTCGACTTCGGCAAGGTCATCGCCGGAGCCTCCGCCTTCGCCGGCAAGGTCCGCGACATCTTCACCTCGCTCAGCAGCGGCGACACCGACACCGCCCTCGGCAGCGTCGGCGCGTCCCTGTCCAAGCTCACCCCGGCCTTCACCGCGTTCCGCGACCAGCTCCCGGAGCTCGGCGACTCCGCCGGCAAGCTCGCCGCGGCCGGGATCACCGTCCTCGCCGGCGGGCTCGGGTTCCTCGCCGACCACGTCGACACGATCGTCAAGTACATGCCGCTGATCGTTGCCGGCTTCATCGCCTGGCAGCTCGCCTCCCGGGCAACGGCCGGGGCGTCGGTCGTGCTCCGCACCGCCGAGCTCCTGGCCCTGCCGGTGCAGATCAAGCGGAACATCCTCCGCCTCGAGGCCGCGCGCCTCGAGTACGCGACCGCCCGCGGCATGGGCGTCTCCGCTGCCGCGACCGCCGCCAACACCGGCGTCACCAACCAGAACGCCTCGGCGCTCGGCCGCCTCACCCTCGCGCAGCGGATCTCGACCACGGCAACGACAGTCGGCACCGTCGCGACACTCATCGGCGCTGGCGCGCTTCGCATCTTCGGCGCTGCCGTGAAGGTCGCAATGGGCCCAATCGGCATCATCATCGCCATCGTCGGCGCGCTCGTCGCCGGTCTCGTCTGGTTCTTCACGCAGACGAAGCTCGGCCAGGCCATCGTGCAGACCGCCTTCGCCGCGATCAAGGTCGCGGTCGCAGCGCTCGGCGACGCCTTCGTGTGGCTCTGGGAGAACGCGATCAAGCCCGCATGGGACGGGATCGCCGCCGGGGCGACCTGGCTGTGGCAGACCATCCTGCAGCCCGCGTTCGCCGGCATCGGCCTCGCAGTGCAGACCGTCGGCGGGTTCTTCGTCGCCCTGTGGACGAACTACATCGCCCCGCCGCTCACCGCGATCGGCAACGCCGTCGGCTACCTCTGGAACAGCTGGATCTCCCCGATCTTCCAGCTGATCGGCGCGATCGTCGTCTGGGCAGGCGGCATCTTCGCCTCCGCCGTCTCCGGCATCGTCGGGCTGATCGTCAACACCCTCGGTGCGACGTTCTCCTGGCTGTGGACCGGCGTCATCCAGCCGGTCTTCACCTGGATCGGTGCAGCGATCTCGGTCTGGTGGACCACGGTGTCGTCGATCTTCGGCTTCGCCGTCGGCTTCCTCCGGGGCACCCTCGGCGCAGCGTTCACCTGGCTGTGGTCCAGCGCGATCTCGCCGGTGTTCCGCTGGATCGGTTCGGCCATCTCCGCCTGGTGGAACGGCCTCGTCCTGCCCGTCTTCGGTGCCGTGGTCGGCTTCCTCCGCACCACCCTCGGCCCGGTGTTCACCTGGCTCCGCGACACGATCATCCGACCGGTCTTCACCGCGATCGGCACGGTCGTCCGCGGGGTCTGGAACTCCTGGCTGAAGCCCGTCTTCGACAAGATCGTGAACATCGCGAAGGTCACCGTCCCGGCGGCGTTCACGGTCATGAAGGACGGCATCGCCAAGGCGTGGGGCTTCGTGAAGTCCGCGGTGAAGGCCCCGATCAAGTTCATCGTCGAGACCGTCATCCGTGACGGGATCATCGGGAACTTCAACAAGCTCGCCGACGTCTTCCACACCCCGCGGCTCCCCAAGGTGGAACTCCCCAAGGGGTTCGCGACGGGTGGCTACACCGGACCGGGCGGCAAGTACGACCCCGCCGGCATCGTGCACGCGGGCGAGTTCGTCTTCACTAAGGAGCAGACCGCCCGCCTCGGCGTCGGCCGACTCCACGACATCGCCCGCAACGGCTACGCCAACGGCGGCCTCGTCACCGACGCGAAGAAGAACATCGCGTCCGGGTGGGACTGGCTCAAGGGCAAGGCCGGCAAGGCGTGGGACTGGACGAAGAACGCCGCCGAGACCGCGCAGTCGGTCGTCTCCGACCCGATGGGCACCCTCGGCAAGCTCGTCAAGGGCCTCATCGGCAAGGTCCCCGGTGCCGGCGCGATGCTCGACATGGCGAAGGGCGTCGGCGGCAAGGTCCTCTCCGGCGTCATCGACAAGATCAAGGGGATCGCTTCCGACGCCGGTGTCTTCGGCGGCAACGGCGCGAACGGGCAGCTCCCGTCGTCGGCGCTCGCCAAGGCCAGCGGCTTCGCTCCCGGCTCCGGTGTCGGCGCGACCGGCGGACTCCTGCAGAAGGGGGCCGCCGCCGCGTGGAACCTCGCCAACAAGGCATCGGGTGGCATCCTCCGGCTCACGGAGGGCTACCGCGACCTCAAGGCGCAGGCGTACCGGTGGTCGCTGTTCCAGAAGGGCGGCAACCTCGCCGCTCCCGTCGGCACGTCAGTGCACGGTCTCGGCCGTGCTGCTGACGTCGCGGGCGGGCAGTCGTGGCTCCGCGCGAACGGCGCGAAGTACGGCTGGGCGAACACCGGTCTCGGGTTCTCGCAGCGGGAGCCGTGGCACTTCGAGTTCAAGGGCATGTCCCAGAACGTCCCGCAGCTCGCTGCCGGCGCGATCGTCGGACGCCGTCAGGGCGGGACGCTCGTCAGCGTCGGCGAAGGCCGGTACGACGAGGCCGTGGTGCCGCTCACCCCGCGCATCACCGACGCCCTGTCCAGCGGCCGGCGCTCCGCCCCGCGGGGCCCGCTCGTCGGGAGCCTCACCCTGCAGTCGACCGGGGTCATCAAGGAAGACCTCGCCGAGGTCGACCACTACCTGAGCTCGCTCGAGCGGGGAGGACGCCACGGTGAAGACTGACTGGAAGATCGACTGCGGGCCGGACGGGGTCATCCTGTTCGGCTCGCAGTCGTCGCGGTACCCGTTCGACAAGGCACCGGAGATCAGCGACGCCGACCGGGAGAACCAGGACAGCTCGCTGCCCGGCATCGACGGGAACTTCTTCGGCGTCGACACCACGGCCGGGCAGACGATCGCGTTCGGCCTCAACGCCGTAGGCGACACCGACGACGAGGCGGAGCTGCTGTACGCAGCGTTCCGCCAGGCGTGGCGCGCGGACACGATCCGTGCGACACCGGGCGCGACTGCAACGCTGACCGCTCCCTCGGGACGGTCGACGTTCGGCCGCCCCCGGCGCATCACTCCGGCGTACATGCCGATCGGTGCCGGCGCGGTCGGCGTCACGGCCGACTTCGCCACGCAGGACGACCGCTGGTACGGCGCTGAGGACTACATCGAGGTCCCGCTGGCGGTCTCACAGTCCGGCGGGCTCGTCGCGCCGCTGACGGAGCCGCTGGTCGCACGCGGGTACACGACCGCTGCGAACACCTTCACCGTCCTCGGCGACTCCCCGACGTGGCCGGTCATCACCATCCGCGGCCCGATCCTCAACCCCACGGTCGAGGTCACCGGGCGGCTGCGGTTCTCCGCGGCGACGTCGCTGAAGTACGACGAGACGCTGACGATCGACACCCGCCCCGGCCGGCAGTCGGTCCTCCGCAACGGGACGCAGATCGCATCGCTGACCCGCTCGTCGACGCTGCTGCCCGACGCTGCGCTGCCGCCCGGGAGCTACACGCTCCTCCTCTCTGGCTCGTCGTCGTCCGGCGGCCCCACCGCACGCGCCACCTGGCGCGCCGCGTACCCAACCCCTTAGGAAAGGTGCCCGCATGGCGCTCGATGGTGTCCCCTGGTTCATCGGCGGCGAAGCCGAGCACGGCGGCGACGTCGCTCGGCAGCTCGCCTACCTCGCGACCGGCGGCCGGCAGGGCGTCGCCGCACCCGGCGACCTCAAGGTCACCCAGCTCGACGTGCCCGGCGGCGGCGTGAAGGTCGCCGCCGGGGCTGGTTCAGTCCTCAACCGGCTCTCCCCGCAGCAGTCGTACACGGTCCGGAACCCCACCGTGGACGTCGATGCGGTGAAGATCGCGCAGACCGGGTCCGCGGCTGGCCGCTCCGATCTCGTCATCTGCCGGGTCGACAACCCCTACCTCGACAACAACGCCCAGCGCCCCGCGAACGCGAAGCTCGGGCCCTACAACAAGTTCGACGTCATCCCCGACGTACCGGCCGGCACCCGCACGGTGAAGGAGCTCGGGCTGGGCCTGTCCGCCGTCGAGCTCGCCCGCATCGACCTGCCGAAGTCCTCCGGCACCGTCACGAACGCGATGATCACCGACCTCCGCCAGCTCGCCAACCCGCGCTACTACCCGCAGACCCTGCAGGGCACCGCCGAGCCGGGCGCGAAGCTCACCTCGCCGACGTTCACCGCCTGGCCCACCACGAACACCTACGACGTGATCATCCCCGAGTGGGCGACGCACATCATCGCCCGCCTCGAGTTCATGGGCGGCCAGACCGCGGCGAAGGCCGCGGGGTCCCTGCGACTCATCCTCGGCGGCTCAACGGCGTTCGGGCAGTACGACTACAACTACGCCGCCCAGAACGGCCAGGCGCGCCAGCAGGTCGTCGTCGGCGGCGAGCTGAAGCTGCCGACCGCGATGAAGGGCACCACGCAGCCGCTGCGGATCTCTGGTCTCCGCTCGGATGGCGACGGCTGGCTGTTCACCGTCGACTCGACGTTCTACAGCGCGGACGTGCAGTTCGTCGAACGGCTGTCCTGATGGAACGGGTCATCATCCAGCGCGCCAGCACCGGCGAGGTGCTGTCCTACGACTACCGCGGGCTCACCCTCGGCGCACCCACCCGGCAGCTGTCCGGTGTGGGATCGATGCCCGTCACGGTCGCGGCGTCGGACGGGAAGACCGTCGCCTCCGACGGGAAGCCGCTGCTCGACAAGTGGGGCACCATCGTCACGATCGACGACGACGGGCAGATCCGGTTCCGCGGCATCGTCACCGACCTCGCGTACACCGGCCCCGAGTGGAAGCTGACCCTCTCGGCGCTGCCCACCGTCCTCTACGGCTGCCCCTACGACGACGACGCCTACTACGGAGCCGAGGTCGACCCCGCCGACATCGTGCGGAAGCTCGTCGCCCACGTGCAGTCCTTCCCGGACTCCGACCTCGGCATCACCGTGGTCGGTTCGACCGCGGTCAAGGTCGGTTCGTTCTCCACCCAGCGGCGCATCGAGGCCGAGGACTACTACGACGAGAAGGTCCGCGACTACACCGCCGAGAACCGCGAGCTCCAGGCACTCAAGAAGATCGTCGCCGCCACCCGGAAGACGGCCGCCTCGCAGCGCAGCACGCGCGCGGGCTCCTCGAAGGATCTGTCGGCCGCGAAGAAGGCCCTCACGGCCGCCAAGCGGGCGCAGACGGCCGCGGAAAGCGCACTGAAGGCGGCGCAGAAGACGAAGGACCCAGCGAAGATCGCCGCGGCGCAAGCCGAGCTGACCGCAGCGAAGGCCGACGTCACGTCGGCGACCGGCACCGTGAAGGCCCGGCAGGACGCCCTCGACGGCCGCGACGACACCCTCACCGCGACGAACGCGCGGATCAAGGCGGAGCAGGCCGCGGTCGACGCGCAGGCCGCCATCGTGAAGACGATGAAGGAGCGGAAGGACAAGGCGTCCGAGCTAAAGAGCGCGGCGCAGCAGCAGGAGTCCGCGGACGGCGGCGCGTACGCACTCGAGGCGTGGGAGGCGCAGGACTGCGGCCGGCTCATCGACGACCTCGCGAAGGACGCCCCCTTCGACTGGGTCGAGGAGCACTACTGGTCCGGCGACGTGCCGAAGACCCGCATCCGGATCGCGTACCCGCGCACCGGCCGCCGCCTCGAAGGCGACGGGGCACCGACCTTCCAGCAGGGCATGAACATCGCCGTGCGGCTGGAACCCGGGGCCGACGGCGGCGACTTCGCGAACACCATGTTCGGGATCGGTGCTGGCGAGGGTGCGCGGTCCATCCGGCGGCTGATCACGAAGCGCGACGGCCGGATCCGCCGCGTCGCCACCGTGCAGTCGAAGGACATCAAGTCGAAGCAGGACATGGTCACCCGCCTGCAGCGTGCGCTCGTCGCGCACCAGAACACCCTCGCCGTCGACTCGATCGTCGTGACCGAGCACGTGAACAGCCCCCGCGGCTCGTACGCGCTCGGCGACGACATCTACGTCCAGGGCAAGGTCCCGCACTACGGCGACTTCGGCCTGTGGCACCGGATCGTCGGCATCACCGAGAACACCAACGGCACCACGGCGCTCGACCTCGAGCTGACGGATTCATTCACCTACGGAGCAGGAGTCGACTGAGATGAACGGGCCCAAGAAGGTCGCGCGCCGCCTGCACTCGATGCAGACGCAGATCGAACGCATGGGCCGTGCATCCCAGCTCGGGAACACCACGATCGGCGGCGAGCGAGCCGTCGCGGTCGCCGACGTGGTGTCCGAGGCCGTCGTCACGAACGACGCCCTTCCCGACCTCCAGGAAGACGCTGCGGACAGCACCGAGAGCGCATCCGACCTGAGCGCCATGTTCGACTCGTTCGACGAGGACATGGAAGCCCGGTTCGAGGACGCCCGCGCCGTGCTCGACGACAAGGCCGCCGAAATCGAGGCGTCGGTGACGCAGATCGACGAGACCTTCAGCACCCAGTACGAGGGCCTGTCCGCTGACGTCGAGACCGCGATCCAGGCAGCCGGGGACTCCCTGACGGAAGCCGCGGTCGCGTCCGCCGCGGCCCGCGATGCCGCCGGCCTTGCAGCGTCCAAGGGCGAGACCATCACCCAGGTGTCCGCGCCCACCGGGTCGCGGGCCACCCCTGCGAACCTCTGGATCGACAACTCCCTGAACACGGCGGGCGTGCCGAAGAACCAGCCGAACCGGTACGGGCCGGTCACCGTCCCGGACCCGAACGCCGTCGCGCTCATCCTGCCGGCCGCGACCGCGAAGACCGAGACCGAGGTCATGCGGATCTCGGTCGCGCCCGGCGCGACGACGCCGGTGTCCCTGACGCTGTCCGTCAGCATGAACCTCGCGAGCCAGGTGAAGTCCAGCATCGCCCGGCTCCGCGACGGTCTCACCGGGGCCGTCCTCGCCTCCTACGTGTTCTCCGACAAGGGCGACAGCACCACCGGCAATCAGGAGACGTGGACGCTGCCCGCCGGCTTCACCGCCACCCCGACCGCGTCGGTCCTCGTGCTGACGATCCAGTCGAACAACGCGAACTCGCCCGCGGTCTACTCCCTGCACCGCACGATCACCGCGAGCAACTGGCAGGCCATCACCGACCAGAAGGCGCTCGACGCCGCTGCCACCGCCTCGACCGCAGCAGCAGCGGCCCAGGCGGCGAAGGACGTCGCCGCCCAGGCCAACACCGCCGCCGGCGTCGCGCAGCAGACCGCCACCGACGCGAACACCGCAGCCCTCAACGCCGCCGGGATCGCGAACGCCAAGGGCAAGGTCATCCGGCAGCAGTCCAAGCCCACGGGCGCGAACGCCGCGGTCGGGAACCTCTGGATCCGCTTGAGCGACAACACCCCCTGGGTGTACGACGCGACGGCGGCCGACTGGGTGCAGGTCACCGACCAGATGGCCATCGACGCCGCTGCCAACGCGGCGAAGGCGCAGCAGGACGCCACCGCCGCGGCGAACGCGGCGAAGGCCGCACAGGCGACTGCGGACAGCAAGCCGCTGATCCTCTACTCGTCCACTGCTGGCCCGTCCGGGACCGCCCCGAACGGCACCATCTGGTTCCTCTGGGACTCCGTCAAGAACGTCGCCGGGCAGTGGCTGCAGTCCGGCACCCTCGCCGCCCCGGTGTGGACCCCGCAGCAGATCCGCTCCGAGGTCATCGCGAACCTCGACGTCGCGAAGCTCACCGCGGGCAACGCGACGATCGCCGAGCTCGTCGCGCAGAAGATCGCCGCCGCAACGGCGAACTTCCAGACCGCGAACGTGTCGAACCTGTTCGTCACGTCCGGCGCGACGATGTCGCAGGCGGTCATCGACTACCTGTTCGCCAACGTCGTGCAGGCGAAGAAGATCACCGCCGGCATGATCGACGTCGACTCCCTCAACGGCATCACCCTCACCGGCGCGATCGTGCAGACCTCGGCCACGGGCAAGCGCGTCGTCCTGTCGAACAACCGCCTCAACTTCTACGGTGTCGACGGCTCAACCGCGGTCAGCGCAGGCGTCATCGAGGGTCTTCCCAACGGTGCTGCCGGCGGCCTGATCAACATCGCATCGAACACCGGCGGCACGTCGTTCTGCCAGTTCGGCACCCGCTACTTGCCCACCAGCGGATCCGTGGGGATGTACGCCGACACGGCCTGGCTCGACAGCCTCAGCGTCCGGTCGCTCTTCAACGTCAGCACCGGCGCGAAGATCGACCTCGACGACACCGGCAAGGTGTACCCGGCGATCACCGCAGGCAACGCGGACTCGACCGATCCGCCGTGGGTCCGGCGTCGGCAAGGCTGGGTCACCTTCGGCGGCAAGATCACGCCGACCGCGCAGAACCAGATCGCGATCAACGCAATGAACGCGCCGTACCGACCCCCAGCAGCGTTCAACTGCTGGATCGACCGTGACGGCACCGGCAACCCCGCCCAGTGGCGGATCACCATCAGCGCGTCCGGGCGGATCACCCTCGTCGGCCCCAACGGCAGCCAGGGCTCAACGTCGGGCGCGCTGCACCTTGCCGGGATCCCGGCCTACCTCGCCGCCGACGTCTGAACGAAGGAGAACACCACATGGCAGAAGCGAACCCCGCTGTCGTGGCCCTGCAAGCGCAGTACCTAGCCTCCCGGCAGGAGGCATCATCCTGCCGGACCACCGCCGCGCAGTACGAGAGCCGTGCAAGCGCAGCCGACGACGTCGCAACCGCGCTCGCAACCGCGATCACGAGCCTCGGCGGCGCGGTCCCGGAGTTCCCGCCGGCCCCGGATCCGGACGAAGAGGACTACCCCTCGACGCCGCCTCCGCCGACAGACACCCCACCGCTCCCCGAAGAGGGCAGCTGACACCCTCCCATCCAGGCCGTCCTCCGGGGCGGCCTTCGTCGTTCCAGGAGCCCCCATGAAGTGGAAGTTCAGCAGCATCTACAGCGTCGGCCCGTCATCGTACGGAGACCGCCGCGGTATCGAGCAGTTCGTCACCAGCGCCCGTGTGGCGCTGCAGGTGCTGACGATCGTCGTGAAGTTCAACGCGTACCTCCGACAGAAGGGCCGCACCGGCTCCCTGTCGGTCAACGAGGCCAAGCGCACGCGACCCCGGCAGTCGTACCTGTGGGCCAACCGCTTCATCCTCGGCGTCGTCGTCGCCGCGCCGTTCACCTCGCCGCACGACGAGGTCAACCACGGCAACGCGATCGACTTCGGCATCACCGAGGACGACGGCTCGAACCGAGCGCTCAGCCCGGACGAGTTCACCGTGCTGCACAACATCGTCGCCGCGCACGGCGGCACGTGGACCGGCGTCCACTTCGGCGAGCCCTGGCACCACGAGATGGCGACCCGCGCCGAGAACGAGCTGCCCTACTTCGACGCCCGCGAACGGCTCACCGGCCCGCCGCCGGCCGCCCCCAAGCCCGACCCCATCCCCGAGCCGGCACCTGAGCCGGAACCCCTACCCCTGGAGGACGACATGCCCACGAAGGTGGAATCGAACGAGAGCGGCAACCGGTACCTGATCTGGCCGCTCAGCCTCAACACGATCCGGAAGACCGAGAAGAACGCCGACGACAAGGCCCGCGCCGCGTCGCAGGCCGACGGCGTCCCCTTCGTGAAGATGAGCTCGCCGCGGATCAAGCTGCTCCTCGCGATGCTGGACGAGCGCATCGACGCCGCGAACGCATCCGACAAGGCGATCGTGAAGCGTGCGGTCACCGAGGCGATCCGAGCGGAGGGCGCAGCATGACCGGCGACCACGAGGCCGTACAGGCCAAGAAGTTCGACGTGCAGGCCATCTGGCACAAGGGCCAGCGCGTCCTCCGCACCGCGCTCACCACGGCACTGACGGGGCTGCCGCTCATCCCGCAGATCGTCCAGATCGTGCAGGGCCAGTGGCCGGCGGCGACCGGCCTGACTGCCGTCGCCGTCCAGGCCGTCGCGATCAACGCGGCGCTCACAGCGATCATCGCCATCCCGACGGTGAACACCTGGCTGACCGCGATCGGCTTCGGCTCCGTGCCGCGCAAGGCCGCGCGCGAGCAGGCCAAGGCGACGTCGCCCGAGCTGCTGCCCGCAACGGCCATGCCCACCGCGGTCGACTACCGCACCGAGCAGGGCGACCCGAGCCCGACCGACGGCGCTGACAGCTGAGCATGGACAACGGAACGGGGGTGGTCGCCGTGCGGCTGCTCCAATGGCTCGCGACGGCCACCCCCGACGCCGCCATCCCCGGCTGGTGGGAGTGGGTCAGCGGATCCCTGTCCGTGTCGGACATCATCTCCGGCAGCGGCCTCGCGTTCATCGTCGGCCTCTTCGCCACCCGGAAGATCCTCACGATCGCGGACCACCGAGCACGCGTCGCCGACCTCGAGAAGTACTACTCCGCACTGCTCAAGGAGAAGGACACCAGCGCCGCGGCGCTCGCCACGGCGGCCGACGCTCGGTACGACGAAATGCGCGAGTCGCGGAACTACTGGCGCGAAGCACACAACGGGCAGCGCGCTCGAGCCGAGAAGGCAGAGGACGGCGTCCGCGAGCTGGGCGTCGAGTACGCGCAGCTCTCCAACCACCTGCTGGGCTCCATCGAGCAAGCCGCCGAGGTAACGCCATGAACGAGCAGACAGCAGGACGCGAGGAAGCACGCCGTGCTCGCGACGAGGCCCGCTCCGCGGGATACCGCCTCGACGCACTCCTCGACGGCATCCGCAACGGGCCACTCGCCCAAATGCGGCAGAGCCGCGAGGAGAACCACTTCGCGCAGAAGATGCGCGCGATCATCCGAGGGGAACACTGATGGACGCCTGGTTCAACACCTGGGCCACCGTGCCGGCGACCGTCGCCGGCGCATTCGCACTGCTCACCGCGGTGCTGTACGGGATCGGGTCGCCCTGGTACCGGTCGCTGCTGGGGGTGGTGTTCTTCCTGCTGTTCCTCGGCTCGGTCCCGGTGTTCGCCCTGGTGCTCGTCCGGCGCATCGCGGCGACGATCGCGAACGGTGTAC